TGGATTTATTTGTAAATTATTTATGAACAAACACACAAATAAAAACACCACCCTCCAAAATCCTTACAAGACAAGGGAAACTGGAAGGGTGGTGAATTTCGCGGTTTTGTATTAGTCTCATGCGGCCTATTGACAGAACGCCGAGCGTGTGCTATAATGTGGGCGTACAAAGAAGTAGCCCCGCGACCCAGCCCGCGATGGAGCGAATCTTTTGTTAGGAATTAAATCTCATTTGACCTAGTTTTAGACCAAAATTCCGTCAGTGAATGCCCTCTATTCTATTAGTAAAAAGGGTGTTGCCTGACGGAGAATGGGGATGGCTTCGCCCCTCACTGCGGTTCGGACTAGACTCGGGTACCTGCCGTTGACGGTACCTATCCACGAAGATTGACAAAAGAAAGGAGTGGTTTGTACGGGCCCTTAATTAGATAGCGGGCAACAAGGAGTTGGAAGATCTCCCTCTGTAATTGCTACATATCAAAAGGGTGGCTTCGACCACCATCACATTTGGAGGTGATAACAAATAGAAGTAATGACTAACTACATCAGCGATCTTGTTCGTCGAGAAGATTTCAACCCAGATGCCTTTAACCTGATAGATGCTGGCCCTGGCACCGGAAAAACCACCTTTATAAATGAGCGTCTGCATGAACTATTCCCAGAGATTCCGTATGAGAATATCTTGATGGCAGAGTCTCGGTCGCTTACAGCTTCAATGCTGGACAAGGATGATTCAAATTTTTCAAAACTGTATGCTGGCGACGTTGACAGAATCAGAAAGTTAACCGGACTTCCTGAACTGAATGCGGGATCTATACATGATGGAATCACAGTTGCCACATATGACAAGCTCGTGGATATGGTGGCTCACAATAATGGTGAGGGCGACATTCTCGCTGGAGTGGACATTGTTGTACTGGATGAAACGCACTGTCTATATACGGACGTGTTTATTTCGAATATCAAGGCTGTCTCTGTGTGGTTAAAGGGGTTGTTCAGTCCTAGCCGCGTTAAGAGGCCGCTGGTGATAGGTCTGTCCGCCACACCAGATTGTTTCACAGAGCTGAACAAGGTCGAGCAGAACTTCCCTATCCATAGAATCTTGGATCGGAAGCTTGTAAAACACAGGGCACAGCATTTGATCTGTGGGACCATGAATGATATCCCAGATATATGCAGGAATCGGTTCAAAGGAAAGACTATTATCATGTGTGAGAAACTGGAAGACTGTTATATGCTTGCTAGACTTCTGGGAAATGCTGCTGTTCTATGTTCTGCAAGAAATGAGCACAAAACAGCAGAGATGATTCGAATCCGCCGCCATATAGAAGAGAACGCTTCGTTGCCTGATACATATTGGAACGAAGAGCTGAATAAATGGGAGCCACTCAAATATCTGATTATGACCGCCACTGGGCGGGAAGGCTACAACTTCAAGCCCGAACGTGGTGATGGAATCCTGACAGACAACGACATTCAGAACGTGGTCGTGTGTTTTACAGACCCCATGTCTATCATTCAGTTCGCTGGCAGACCACGGTATGACATCCCTAATCTAATGGTGGCTATGAATCCGTTTGGAAATAAGGGTGTAAACACTAATTCGTTCAAGCAGTATCAGTATGAGCAGCGGCGGAATTATCTGTGGTTCGTAAAAAGCAGGGATAGACGTGGTAACCCTTGGTTTAGATCGTTAAGCCCATTCCTAGCAGAGCGTGTAGCAGAGATAGAGGTCTTGGATTCAACTAAACGATCCATTGATTCTTTGCAGAATAGTATGAAAAAGATGCGTAGTGATTCTCTTGTGCCAGCTCTTGTTCGTGCGATTGCTCCATATTTATCTAAGGGAGAATCTGAGGTTCGGCTGTATCAAGGCGAGGGAGATATGGCCATTATTCGTGCGGCTGAGACCATGAAACTGCTAGGGAAAGAAAAAGAATACACCTTTAAAAAAGTGAAGAATGTTCTCGAACGAAACGGATATGACGTTCTGTGGAACAGGGAGCGCATGTGGACTTCGTCTGGAGATGTTTATAAGCCGTATCACATTATAAGGAGGAATGAAGACAATGAGAAAGGAACGCAAGCAATATGAAATGCGAACAATGTTATTGGGCGGATAACTGCCCAGAATACGGAGAAGAGTGTATGGATTTTTACTCTATATATGAAGAGCCCCAGCCGTCAGACTGGAGCCACGCAGATTGGTATACATATGTCGCCGAGTACGGCGATGGAAATATTGACTACGAGGAGGGTTCAAATGAATTTATCTGATACTGAATGCGAAGTGCTGCGAGAGTTTATTGAGGGGTATTATATGTCACAAGACGCAGACGACAAGGCTGACTCTGCGGCTATGGTTGTGGGCATTCTGGACTATCTACTTACTGTGGCCAGCAAAACGAAGGAGGCATGTGTCCAATGACCAGACTGACTACATACATACATGACTTTCCCGTCCGCAATAGCGGTGTGTCGTATCAAGAGTTAGCACGGGTACTTGCAAAATACGAAGACACTGGATTGACGCCGGAGGCAGTGCAATGGTTAATCGATAAGCATGATGAGGAAGTCGAGAAGCTTGAGTCGCAGCTTCTGGAAGCAAAGTTGGCACTCGAAGAATACGAGAGCATTGGGAGTAGGATGCTGTTCCGGCTTCTGAAGAATAAATACAAGAACGGAGAGCTTAAATGACGGAAACAGTATATGAACATGTGTCGGGACGCAAAACCTTTACGGTAACGGCGGCTGAACGCTGGAGGATTAACATGATTCGGAAGCTCAAGGAACAGCACCCAGAGGAAGTGGAGATCACTCATGAGAATACTGACGGTTCTCTCGTGGCACATGTTCCATATGAGTGGATGCGGATAAAGCCGAAAGCAAAGCGGAGCATGACTGAGGAACAGCGGGAGGCGCTTCGGGAGAGAATGCGTGAACTGCATTCTGGTAAATAACTGTGGTTTCTGCGGTGGTTTTTGTAGAGTGGTATATACTTCAATAACTTATACACAGAAAGATAGAAGCGGAAACTAATGGGTAATCCTAAGTAAATAATCGGAGTGATGCTTAATTAAAAATTCAAAACTGAGGAATGTCTTTAAAATCCCTTCATCATTATTAAAGAAGAGCAACTGGAACTTAGAACTTAGTCAAAAGGAAGCCGTCCGAAATGGATATCTGGTGTCATTGGCCGAAAGTTCTATGATTAGATGGATGGACGATATCAACGGTGTGGATTCAGAAGCTCTTTATGGTGAGATTCAAGACATTCGAAAGAAGATTCGCTGGATAAAGCGAGAATCAGAGTCGGCGGCTAATGCCACAATGCTGAAGTCGCTATATGGTCGGCTAAATAATCTGCTTCTGCTAAATGAGTATCTGCTCGTAATTGTGGAGTCAGACAAGGACTACATACGGGCTTGTAAGGGATTCAGATTTAATGGCAGGGAGTTCAGGCGCTTGGTATCCACGAGCAATGGTGTGAAGATGAGTGTTATCGTGTTCGCGGCTGTAGAAGGGGCTGGCGGGGTCCCTATGTTGGATGAGCTCAAGCGACGCATGGAGAACGGCAGAGACATGACGCAGAAGTTTGTCCCAGCGAAACTAGAGGCATACAGGAGCCTCGCTTGTAGTGCGTCCATCCCGGTCAGCGATCCTCGGGGTGTTCTTGTGGTACCTGATGTGATTACGCATTTTAAGGCTGATTACATTTCACTGACTGACAACCCCGACGGAGAGGGTGAGCCCATATACGAGGAAGTATATAACGGAGACTGTGAGAATAACGCAACAGATGGGTATGGGATTATCACGCCGGAGCTGATGGAAATATGGTCTGCGGAGCTAATGCTTCCAAAGACTGCGAGCGGCGTTTGTGTACGTGCGCCCTTCACAAAGGGAATGCTCTTCTGTATGGATATGAAAGAGTTTGCGTCGGATGTTGCACATAGCTATTTTGTAAAAGATATATGGGGAAAAGAGTGGAATATCCTAGATGTTGACATTATTTTGACGGAATCCATGCTGAAACTGACTGGTGGCTATTCTTCGTGGGAAGAATTCTGGCGAAACACCAAAGAGAACCATAGTGGGTTCTCGGTGACTAAGGTGGCGGAGACAACGCTCAAGGAGAGCCGAGAAATCAACTATCAGTTCAGCGCTTGTTTGGAGTGTACTGACGAAGACGTGGATGCATTGGTGTCGCCGACCATAGATGATTTGGCCGGGGTTTGTGGCGGAGATATAGGCAAGATGGCCATATACCTCTGTGGAGAAGGTATGACGGAAGACTCTGTTAAAAAGATGCCGGACGACTGGGCAAAGGCGCTGCTGATAGACAATCGTGTTCGGAATGACCCATATGTGCGACAAAAGATTCAGCAGTTGCTCCGGCGAAGGTTCACAAAAGCGAAGCTGGGTAGGTTGCGTACCCGGGGCGATTTTCAAATCGTAGGATGCGACCCATACATATTACTTCAGTCGGTATTCGGATTGAAACCAACTGGACTGCTTAAGGCTGGGGAGGTCTATACGAAGTACTGGATAGATCGCGGGGCTGATGAGGTGGTGCTCATGCGGGCACCCATGACGATTTTGAATAATTTGTGTAAGAGGAAGGTTTCTTATAATGAGGATGCACAGCACTGGTATAAGTATCTGTACAACATCATTCTGATTAATGCGTTTGACCTAACCGCCGCTTCACTTTGCGGCTGCGACTACGATTCCGACATCCTGCTTAGTACTGATAATCCAGTGTACTTGAATAATGTCAATAATCCTTTGGCGATTTTGTGTGGGCAGAAAGCCGCTGAGAAGGTTATTGTGACAGAAGAAGATGTTGTGAAGTCAAACATATTGTCATTTGGCGATGCGATTGGTGTTGTAACTAATAGGGCTACAAGTATGTATGATGTGAGGTCGTTATATCTAGTTGATTCTGATGAGTATAGAGAATTATCGAAGAGATTGGCGATGTGCCAAAAATTCCAGCAAGATTGCATTAATGATTAGTGCCTTCACGTGGTGACACGTGTCGAAAATACGGTGAACTTACAAATGTAAGGTGTGGCGGAGTGGCACCGCTGCTAACTGGGGACTCTAAGTGTAGTAATTATTAAAATAAAACGAGGTGATGTTCTATAGGTTTATATAATACTTTTGGTATTTACTGTATTCAAAACAATATTTCGGGGATGGCATATATCGGTAAGACCGAGAACAATTTTGGGGATCGGAGAGATTGTCATTTTGCATCGTTAGATGGCGGATATGGTGTTAATCCATTGTTACAGGCAGACTGGGATAAATACGGAAGAGAATCTTTTAGCTTCTTAGTCCTGGAGGATTGTACAGATGGCGTCTCTTCGGACGAGATCAATAACCTTGAGCGTGAATACATCCAAGCTTTTAGAAGTAATGGACGGGCCTATAACATCGGCGATGGAGGGGACTCTTCCCCGTGGAAGGGCAAGCATTTGTCAGAGGCGACAAAGAGAAAAATAGGAGAAAAGAATCGGGTCAATATGCTCGGCAAGAAAGCATCTGATGAAACTCGTGCCAAAATGTCAGAGTCTCAGAAGAAACGCTGTAGCAACATGACTGAAGCGGAGAAAACTGCTTTTTCTGAGAGAATGAAAATAGTTAATACCGGAAAGGTCTGGAATGATGAACAGCGTAAACGCTTTTCTGAAATGCAACAAATACGCCCAAATGGAGCTAAATATACCGTCGATGATGTTCATAATATACGCAGAATGCATGAGATTGATGGGATGACTTTTACTGAGATATCAAATGCATTACAAATACCACGCCATACAGTCTATGAAATTGCCACATATAGACGTTGGAAGTCTGTTTAAAATACTACATATGAGAATCCAGTGCCAAGCCACTTTAGTGATATTGTGGAAGGTCTAACGACTAGAACATACCGCCTTGTAAAAGGAGATGAAGTTCATACGTCTGCGGTGGAAGTCCGCAGGCGGAAGCGCCGTACCCTTATGGTTATTATAAGGTGATGATATAGTCTACTCCCCTAATAAATATCGGGAAACCGAGGGTATACAGGAGATCGTGCAAAGGGAATAATCGCTGCTCCAATGCCAACATATTTTTACCGAGAAAAAGAGGCTAATAAACGTAGTCAATTGGACTCCAATATATGTGTGTCAAGGAAGCCGTGGTTTATGACGTTTCGCTATAAGGATATTGCCGGTGAGTTTTCCAAATATCAGAAGAAAGCCAATATTGATTGCCGAGTACAATTTGGATGTACTTTAGAAGAGCTGTTGGATAAAACCAAATGTACAGACGAAGAATCTGCCTTCATTCAATGGTATAAGCGCAATTCACCGGTGTCGCTTGGCGACTGCACACCTAATAAAATTGCTAGGAAGGTTGAGCGGTCGCTAAAAACGATTACGAACATCTGGCGCGAAGCAGGAGAAGGCTTTAACTACGGCATATACCGTACAATAAATAAATCGGGCAACACCGAGGCATACCTGAAGATTGCTAAGATTATTACTTGGTATGAGAATGTACTCAAAGAGATGCCTGGATTTATCAAGGCGAATAAACTCAATGATGCGGCGATTGCTGAGTATAGATCTGCCATTGCCAACGAAGTGATGGTCGAATGTTATTGTAACTGTTCGAGCGCGGACGAGCTGGCATCTATCGTGCTTGACCTTACTTATGGCGGAAACCACAATTATCAGATCGCTTGGGATATATGTGGTGATGTAATTATCAGGAATCTTCTCAAGACAAATAACTACCAGATTAGCTACTACACACAAGCAGAAGATGGGGAACTTGAGTATAAGGGTGCCCGCTACGCCCATCATTATGCCGAGATTACGGAGGAGGAATTAAATGATTGTATTGAATGAAAGGCGGTGGGCGGAGCAAGTTTTAAACACTGGAGAACTCGGAGATAATCCTGCGGCAACAGCCGCTGTGTTGGCAAGATACTATTATCATGTTGAAGGTTTAAAACGGAAGGCAATTATCGAGAAGCTTGATAGCTTGTACTCACAACTGATTCCAGACTATAATCCATATGGGTGGGAGAAATTGTTCGACAAGGTAGCAACCCAAGCCCGTCGTAGGGAATTGATAGAGATTGAGTCCATACCAGTGAACACAGGGGAAATGAAGATTATAGAGGCACTCCCCTCTCCTAGGCTTCAGCGGCTGGCGTTTACGATGGTTGTCATTGCAAGGTATTTTAACACCATCAAAAGCACAAATAATAATTGGGTAAACTTGGAGCTAAAGGATGTGTTCGCTCTTGCTTGTATTAACATACCGGTTATGGAACAAGCAGATATGTACAAGGCGCTGATAGATGTTAAGGTGATTAGCTATTCAAGAAAGGTTGGGAATAACAACGCTCAGGTCTTGATTTTAGATGAGACCAAACCAAAGCTGTTTGTAGATGATCTGCGGGCGATAGGTCACCAATACCAACTTTACAAAGGGGAGCCTTATTCTCGGTGCCAGAGGTGTGGGGTACTATTCCGTCAGAGCAAACAGAACAATAGGAAGTATTGTTCAGAGTGCTCTAAGAACCATGCCATGAAAATGCGGAAGTTTACCTGTATTGACTGCGGTAAAGAAGTCTTTGTTGTGTCGCGAGATGGCTGGTCGTGCAGGTGCGCTGAGTGCCAGACGGCGGCGAGAAAGCTGAAATATCAACGGTATTACGAGAAGAAGAAAAAAGAGGTTCCCACCGCTCTTCCAAAAAGTTAATTACTGGAAAATAGCTGTCTTGCAGAGTTTTACAGGAGTATCGAAAGTTTGCGTTATATGAGTATAATAACAATTTTACTCAAATAACTTACGAAAGGCTTGATACTCATAGTTTTAATTTCTAAAGACGAAGCCCATGCTATCCGGGTCAAATTCCCTAATGTACATATCCGGCGCACATCTCAGCAAAGGAGCAAGAGACACCGTTATTATATGGCGGAGGTTCCTGCGGCGATGCGCTACCTTGACCGTATTCGGAAGGGTGGTGCTCGGTGATGGATTTGCATAGAAGCCCCGGTGAGTCCGTAGAAGATTATGAGCTCCGTATCTGTGCAGCCAAAGACATCCTGAATAAGAAATGGGATGAAGTTGCCCAGATTATCAACGAAGAGCTTGGACAAGATTATTCCGAATCCAGATATCGCAAACAATACGCTCGTACCGTAGGCGCTG